GTTATGTGTGAGCAACCTATAAAAGAAATGATTTACACTTTTTTAAACAATGAGAAAAAAAGTATTATTTTAGACGAAAAAAACAGTTATTAATCTTATAAATCAATAAATTATGAATGAAACTATTATAATGCGGTTGGCGTGGTACAAAACATTAATTAACAGCGTAACATATGTAGCTGACACACCGATAGGAAGCTATGAAATAGACGTTATTACAGATAACGTTTCCGCTATGAGTAGTGGCGGTTTTGGAACTACTCACTATCAAAATACAACAAATGACAATAGAAAGCACAAACGACAATATACCCACTATACCCGCCATTACTTATAGCGAGTGTTACCAGCAGTGTTTTTGTTCTGATAATTTGGAGCTAATGAAAACCATTGAAAGCAATACAATAGATTTAATTTATTGTGATATACTTTATGGTACTGGTAGAAAGTTTACGGATTATCAAGACTTAAAACCAATACGAAGTGAAATTGAAGCACACTATTTGCCACGATTAAAAGAAATGCACCGAGTGTTAAAAAGCACAGGAAGTATTTATTTGCAAATGGACACAAGGATTAATCATTGGATGAGAATTTTAATGGATGATGTTTTTGGGTATGACAATTTTAGGAATGAAATAATTTGGAGCTATGACTGGGGAAACAGAACAGAAAAATGGAACGCAAAGCATGATACGATTTTATTTTATTCAAAAACGAATAAATACATTTTAACTCCTGAAAAGGTAAAAAGAAATATAAAAGATTCAACTATAAAAAGAATGAAATATAAAGGTGCGATGATAAAAGATAATTTAACTTATCCAACGTGTGTTTGGGATATACCAACAATAAACGGAATGGCAAAAGAACGAGTTGGATATGCAACACAAAAACCAAAATCATTAATTGAACGAATTATAAAAGCAAGTTCAAACGAAGGCGATACGGTTGCAGATTATTATTTAGGTAGTGGCACAACGGCTGTTGTTTGTAAAGAATTGAACCGAAATTTTATTGGCTGTGATATTAACCCACGAGCGATTGAAATTACGCTACAAAGGTTGAACAATGCTCGGTCTTAACATTGCTGGTAACGTTCGAGGGCTTTGCGTTCGGGCGGGATTTGAAACACCAAACTTTAATTTAAGCACAGATGATAAATAGTAGTACAGAACTTGAAAACTTGCACGTCAGCCCGACTGACGCAAAACCCGTGTTACCCGCAGTGCTTCCTTTCGTTAATGAAGTGACTTGCATTGATTGGGAAGATGGAATTAAGCAGGTTTTTGATAATACGATTGACCTTGTTTTGACTGACCCGCCATATGGGATGGCTTACCGAAGCAACAGACGAAAAGAAAAACATAAAAGTATCCAAAACGACACCGATTTAGATTGGTTGGGTGATTGGTGCAAAGAACTTAAAAGGGTATGCAAGCCCGAAGCCCACCTTTACATTTTTTGCAGTTGGCATAACATTGATGTTTTTAAGCAAACATTAGGGGCGTATTTCAATGTAAAAAACATTTTGGTTTGGGAAAAGAATAATCACGGTAGCGGTGACTTGCTTGGCGATTACGCCCCGAAATATGAACTGATTATATTTTGTAGCAACGGAAGCAAAAAATTAAATGGTGGGCGAAGTAGCAATGTGATTAAGTGTGCAAAGATGCCAACTGATAATCACCCAACCGAAAAGCCTACAAACTTACTAAGGCACTTAATAGAAAAAAGCACCAACAAAGGCGATTTAGTTTTGGATACTTTTGCGGGTAGTTTTTCAACTGCAAGGGCTTGTAAAGAAATAGGGCGGGATTTCATTTGTTTTGAAGTCGAACCCGAATATTGTCGAACCGCTAAAAACCTGCTTAATGGTGTATCTGTGTCGCTGTTTTAGCATTGCGGGTAACAACAAACTTTAAGGAATATGCAGGAAAAATTGACGTTATTTCAGGAGGCTTTCCATGCCAACCATTTTCACAGGCAGGAAAACAACAAGGCACAAAAGACCCACGCTATTTATGGAATGAAATGCGCCGAGCAAATCAGAGACTTTAAAGACTTTCCTACTCAATCACCGTTTTGTAGCCGAGATGATGGGCTTTCCTGTCGATTGGACGGAATTACCGTTCAAAAACTGCGAAAAGAAAGTATAAAAGCCTACGGCAATGCTATTTGTGTGCCTGTGGCTGTGAGAATATTTGACACGATTAACAAATACGAAAATATTTGTAGCTAATGAAATATGAGCAACCAGCAAATGCCAAAAAGAAGCTATATAAAGTTAACAGGAAAAGAGAAAATCACACCTGAAGCACAATTAGCGGCTAACAACTTTACAAATTGGTACGCTCAAAACTTTAACAAAATATGTGGCGACTGGATAAAAGTTACCGTTTTAGATTTAGATATTTTACAAGACACTTTTTTAAAGATACATGAAAGCATTTTACTGAAAAACTTTAAAATAAAAGACTATAAATTTTACCTTTTACGGAGCTACTATACAAATAGATTGGCAGTTTTAAAACAAGCTCCAAATATAGATATAATAAAAGTCAAAAATTATCTAATTTTTGACAATGAGAATGAAACAGAAATAAATAACGAATTAGAACAACTGAAAAAAGATATATTCAAATATGTTGCCGAAAATTATGATACGACCTCCGTAAAACTATTTCTTAAATATGCTGAAAATTTTCCTAAAATATCATATAGAGAATTGGCACGAATTGAAAATATATCATTTTCTAAAGTAATGGTTATTTTAGGTAATTTACGCAAAGATATAGCGGTAAAATTCAAAGATAAATATAACAATTTGCTATCTTTATAGCTAAATGTTATGATAATTCAATATTTTTAATAACTTTTTATTATGATTAACTTATTAATTTACTTAGGTTTATTTGCCGTGTTGGTTGCAATAGCAATACTTAGCAGGGCAGGGGCTTACATTTTTACACAAATAAAAAAGCCAATTTTGAACTTTAAACCATTCAATTGTTACGGTTGCCTCTCCTTTTGGTTAACTTTGATATTTGGGTGTGTAATTATCTTATTTACAAGGTATGTTTTTGAAACAGCCGATTTAATAAATTTTGCACGGTTTTATATAGTTACCGTTGCATTTCTTTTAGGACTTATAAATTATTTAACTATTAACTTTAAATTAACAATCAAACCATGACAGATTTAAAAATTAAATTTGATTTAAAAAAAGCTACTGAGAACAATGTTTTGTTAGTGGAGCAAATATTGAAAGAGGCGGACGTCCATCAATACAGTGTATCAAAGATATACACGGCGCACAACGAAATCTTTGATTTAAAAGACGTCCCGCAGTCTTGTGCAAGTTGTTTGCACGAAAGAGTAACAAGGCTACGAAAATGGCACGAACTCTATTTGTCGCAGGTGCAAAATGAAAGTGACGAAACCAACAATGATAATACCGACAATGACAAAGTTTTCAACTTGGAGCTGGAGGAGGTGGGCGGTGTTATTTTCAAAGTGTCAAAAGGCAACAAAGGAGCTGTTAAAATGGCGTCCGATGGTTCAGTTGTAAAGGCAGGAACTTACAAGGTAATTGACGGCGGCGAGGGTGTTTTAGCGGTACAACCGAACGGCAAGGCAACCTTTAGACCTGAATAGAAAAATAAAGGTTTTTGCAATATGTTTTATGTTATCCAAAAAAGAGACACAAAGGCTTTTTGTCAGCGTAAAATTGGTTTTGAAAAATTTTGCAAGAAACATGATATTAAACCAATGCTGACGGGCTTTTGTGCTTTTTGCGGATTTGGAATTGACGAATTTAACACGGCGTACAATGAGTTGAAGGAAAAAATCGAACAGGGCAAAGCAACGCAAAAAGAGTTAACCTTTTACAATGAGTTTAAAACGATTTTTGAGTAAAAGAGTAGAAAAGTAAAAGTATAGGAGTTTAAAAGAAAATGACTACAAACACAAATAACACAAACAGCAAAAAACGTGTACCAGTGGCGCAAGCTGAACAGCCAAAGGTAACTGCTACGAATACTTTTTGGAAACGCAAAAGTAAATATTATGGCGGTGGTGCTAAACGTCTTTTAGACAATGCAGAAAAATTAATGCAGGAGGCATATATCTATTTTACGTGGTGCGATAAAAATCCGCTAACACGTTACGAACTAATGAAACAAGGCGGGCGGGCTGTATTGGTTGAAGTCCCGCTCGGGCGACCTTACACAATGAGCGGATTGTGTGTTTATTTGGGCGTAAGTGGTTCGTATTTTCGTAGTGCAAAGGGGCATATAAGAAACAAAATCGAAGAGGGCAAAGCCAAACAAAACGAAATCGAAGTGCTGGAGGCAATAGAAGTTATTGAAGCAATTACACAAACCCAAAACGTTGAAGGGGCGGCGGTGGGTAAATTTGCCGCTAACTTAGTTGCAAGGTTGCATAACATAGCCGACAATGTTAATCAAAACACGGCGGCCGATTCTGTTATTCGTATAACAGTCAGAGATGACGAAACATCAGAGAATTTAAGCAAGCTAACAAGTAGTTTATAATCAAACTAAATAAACATAATAATCAAATTTATTTAGCATGTGGAGACTACGAATGTATTTAGCAAACTTTTAAAAGCGTATATCAAACCTGAAAATCGTGTAATTGTTATGCGGGGAGGTACACGTTCGGGCAAAACATTTGCAATATTACAACTCCTAAATATCATAGCATTAAAAACAAACTCAAAACGTGTTATATCGGTGGTGGCTGAGACTTTGCCACAATTAAAGCGGGGTGCAATTAGAGACTTTAAAACTATTTTAGAGAATGAAAATATATACAACTCTAATGCTTGGCATGACACCGACAAAATATATCGCTACGATAATGCAATGATTGAATTTTTTAGCGCAATGGACGCAGGCAGGGTGCATGGGTTGAGCCGTGATATTTTATTTGTGAACGAGGCTACTAATTTAGAATGGGAGATTTACCGTCAATTAGCAGTTAGAACAACCGAAAAAATAATAATAGACTACAATCCTATTTATGAATTTTGGGTTGACTCTAAATTGTTGCCACGTGCGGACGTGGAACTTATTGATAGTACATATTTGGACAATGATATGTTAAGCAGTTCGCAAATAGCAGAGATTGAAAGTAACAGAGAGATAGACCCTGACTGGTGGAATGTTTACGGACTTGGTAAAATAGGTAGTAAGCAGGGACTAATCATAAAAAATTGGGATATTATCAGAGAAATGCCCCCACGTTCAGAATGGAAAAAAGCGTATATCGGTGTCGATTTTGGATGGTCAAACCCGACCGCTGTGATGTTAGTTGTTTTGAGCGGTGGAGAGGTTTATATAGATGAGTTGGCATATCAAAGTAATTTAGACAATCCTGAAATTGTAGAAATAATAAAAGAAAATAATTTACAACGTTACGAAATAATTGCAGACCCCGCCGACCCACGCTCAAAAAGCGAGTTACGAAATGGCGGTTTACGTGTGCCCGACAAAATTGTAAAAGATATCGGGTTGGGCATTCGTGTAATGAATAGATATAAAAAACATTATACCGAGCGGAGTGTTAATTCAATAGACGAAAATAGAAAATACAGATATTCACAGGATAAAGACGGCAACTACACAGGCGAGCCAATTGATAAATTTAACCACGCCAAAGACGCCGAGCGTTACGTTTTTTTAAATAGACTATCAAACATATCAGCAGGCTTTGATGTTACAGTAAGTACAACGAAATAAAATACAATACAATTATTTAAAATCATTCTAAATAACAACAATAATAATAACAGTATAAAAACATGGCTAAAAAAGATTTTTATTTAAGTAAAAGGAGTTTAAAAAATTTGAAGGGTGTTCACCCCGATTTAGTTAAAGTGGTAAAATGGGCAATTAAACAAAGTCCGCACGATTTTACGGTTATCGAGGGCGTTCGCACGGTGGAACGTCAGCAGTCTCTTTATGCAATAGGTAGAGACGGCAAAGGGGGCGCAATTGTAACCAATTGTGACGGTGTTAATAAAAAGAGCAACCATCAGCCAAAAGAAGACGGTTACGGTTATGCGGTGGATATATACCCATTTGTTGACGGATATGTACGGATTAATGAAAGCTACGTCCCCTTTATGTTAAAGAGAATTGCAAAACATATAAAAGAGATTGCGGCGCAGTTAGGATATACAGTTGTTTGGGGTGGCGACTGGAAATTCAAAGATATTGCACACTTTGAATTGAAAAAGTAAACTATTTGTAATTAACAAAAAAAACACGGTGTTATGAAAAAAGTAACATTATTTTTAATTACATGTTTTGCATTATCAATGTGCGGAGCTTTTGTCGGTGCTTATTTTGGTTATAGGTATGCAACCGATAACAACCAATCAGCAACCGCAGTAATTGACGAAAAAATAATAATTAAAAGAGACACTATTGTAAAAAAGGAAAAAGAGTTTGTCCCTATTAAAGTAACAGAGGTCAAAACTGAAATAGTAAAAGTTTTAGTTAAAGATAGTTTAACAACTATTGACACGGCGGGAGCTATAACTCAAATTGATAGTGCAAATGTAGCAATACCGATAACGCAAAAAGAGTACAAGTCAGAGAGTTATTTTGCTATTGTGGAGGGCTACAATCCCACGTTAAAACATTTGGAGCTATACACTACAAACACAATCAAAGAAACTGTTACACAAAAAAAATCCCCCCTTTTTGGTGTTATGTTTGGAGCGGGTGTCGGGTGGACGGGCAAAAGTTTTGCCCCTCATGTTGGGGTTACCGTTGGTATTAATCTAATTAGACGTAAATAACAAAAGGGGGCGTTTTTTTAATTGCACCCCCTTTTGATTGTTAACGGTAAATTGTATGGGTAGTGCGGAAATTACGCAAGATGCCCGAACGAGAGATAAAATTTAAATAACATAAATAGTGAGCGATATGAATTTAACGAGCAAGCTAACTGCCGTTTCAATGGCTGTTAGCGACAGTTATATGCAGTAACCGCAGAGAAAATTTAATTTAGCTTGAGGCACGGACGCCGAAAGCGTAGAGAGAGTTTATGATAGAGTTATTACACGGTGATTGTTTAGAACTAATGAAAGATATTCCTGATAAGAGTATTGATATGATACTCTGTGATTTACCTTACGGAACAACCGCCTGTAAATGGGATGTTGTTATTCCGTTTGAGCCATTATGGGAGCAGTACAATAGGATAATAAAAAAGAATGGATGTATTGCACTTTTTGGAAGTCAACCGTTTACAAGTGCTTTGGTTATGAGTAATCCTAAAATGTTCAAGTATGATTGGACTTGGGAGAAAAGCCACCCAACTGGTTTTGCATTATGTAAAAAACGCCCCTTGAAATACAAAGAAGATATATTAGTTTTTTCAAAATC